ATGAGCAATCTATCGGGATTTGTAAAAAGACTTCGTGACATTATGCGCAATGACGCAGGTATCAACGGTGATGCCCAGCGTATTGAGCAGATTGCATGGATGCTCTTTTTAAAAGTATATGACGCAAAAGAACAGGACTGGGATATGGATGAAGAAAACTATGTATCCATCATTCCCGAAGAATGTCGTTGGTCAGCTTGGGCGGCAGACGACCGTTCCGGCTCTGCCATGACTGGAGATACATTACTTAATTTTGTAAACAACACGCTGTTTCCGACTCTCAAAAATCTGCCTGTTACCGCATCTACTCCCATAAAAAAGGCTATTGTGCAAACCACCTTTGCCGACGCAAACAACTATATGAAAGACGGTGTATTACTCCGTCAGGTTATCAATGTCATTGATGAACTGGATCTCAGCGATTATGAGGAAAGCCACGCTTTCGGCGAGATTTATGAATCCATTCTGAAAGAACTGCAAAGCGCTGGTTCTGCCGGTGAATTTTACACACCCCGTGCTGTAACCGATTTTATGTCAAAGATGATTCAGCCGAAAATCGGCGAAAAAATGGCGGATGAAGCCGTTGCGTGATTGATACAAGGATTTCTACCTGTTTTCGTTAGGGTGTTTTGAATACATAGGAATTACCGCCTTTCTCACACCGAGGGGTGTGCAGAAGGCTTATTTTTTTGCCTGCCAGCGGTGGAGTTACCTCTCGTATGTCGGCGTAGGGTGTGCAGATTGTTCGGGCTTGCATACACACATAACGAAAAGCCTTGTCCCGTAACGATTTGCAAGGGGTATCGTTATGAGGGTGTGCATACATTAGCACGAGAAAAAAGAGGTCATTAGGTATCAATGTATATCAGTAAATATCAAAAGAGGGCTTGAAATATCGTCCAATATGTGCTATACTTAGAATTGTGTGATTATGTCTTTTGACAGCTTGAGAGGTGTACGCTATGAGCGAGAGAGCAGACGACAACTATATCAGCCTTGAAGATGCGGCTGAATACTTGAACATCAAGCCGGTAACTCTACGGAAGTGGATCAAACAAAAGACAGACCTTCCGGCACATCAGATTGGGCGCTTATGGAAGTTCAAACGCTCCGAACTGGATGCATGGGTGAACAGTGGAAAAAGTGCCACGAAATAAAATCTGCGATGGAAAGGGCTGTTTAAGATGGCTGAAACAACATTATATAACCAGGATTGCATAGCTGCAATGCAGCAAATCGGTGCGGAATCTATCGACTTGATTGTCACCGATCCTCCGTACAATCTTGGAAACTTTATGAAAAAAAGAGACACAAATCTTAAAAAGATGAGAGATAACTTTTTTGGGTCTGCGGGATGGGATGACATGGAGTTTGATGAGTGGTCAAAGTCTATGGATGATTTTTTTAAAGCATCTGCCCGCGTAATGAAAAAGGGCGGAACCATGATTATGTTCATGGCAATCATCAAGGTTGAAACTATAATACAGCTTGCTGAGAAGCACGGCTTTTACTACAAAACTACAGGAATATGGCACAAAACGAATCCGATGCCAAGGAATATGAACTTACACTTTGTAAATTCAACAGAAGCGTGGATTTACTTTACATACAAAAAGAGAACAGGCACATTCAACAATGGCGGTGCTATGTTTCATGATTTTATTGAAACCTCGGTGACGCCTAACGGCGAAAGGAAGTACGGGAAACATCCCACGCAGAAACCAGAGGGGCTTATTCAGCACTTTGTTGAGATACTCTCTAATCCGAAGGATACTGTGCTTGATCCATTTATGGGAAGCGGCACAACCGGAGTGGTCGCAAAAAGAACTGACCGTGATTTTATAGGAATAGAACTGGACGAAGAATACTTCAGAATTGCCCAGGAAAGAATTCAGGAGGCGTGACGATGAAACCAAAGGTAATAGACTTATTTGCCGGGGTTGGCGGTTTGTCACTTGGATTTGAAAACAGCGGCTTTGCGGTAGTTCTTGCGAACGAATACGATCCCTCGATTGCTGCGGCATATGAGAAAAATCATAAGGGAACGAAAATGATCTGCGGCGATATCACATCACTTGATTTGCAGAAGACATTTTCTGATTATGCGGGGAAAGTTGATGTGATAATTGGTGGACCTCCCTGCCAAGGATTCTCTCAAAAAGGACAGAGAAAGACTATTCATGACGAGAGAAATTTTTTATTCAAATACTATGTAAAGGTTGTGGAACTTGTACGACCACGCTACTTTGTGATGGAGAATGTTCCTAACTTGTTGACAGCCGAAGGTGGCTACTTCCGAAAAGAAATTGAAGACCTGTTCAATTCGATGGGTTATCAATTAAAAATGGGAGTGCTAAACGCATCGGATTATGGTGTGCCGCAAAATAGACGGAGGGCAGTCATAATTGGTAAACGCGGCGGTGAAGCTCCTGATTTGCCTGTTGCAAAAAATATCAGCGTTACGATTTGGGATGCAATAAGCGATTTAGCATATCTGAATTCTGGCGAAGGCGAGGAAGTTCAGAGTTATCGTAATGAGCCACAAAGTGAGTATCAGAAAAAACTTCGGGCAGGAAGTACGATACTTCACAATCATGTAGCCACAAAGCATTCGCAATTGGCGTTGAAACGCTTGGCGATGATTCCTCCTAACGCTGGAAAAGAAGTTTTGCCTGAAGAACACTTGACAAAATCCATTTATAGCGGGACATGGACACGAATGCGGAAGGATGAGATTTCCGTTACTATTACCACGAGGTTCGATACACCATCCTCTGGAAAGTTCACGCATCCATTCCTTGATCGCGCTATAACGGTAAGAGAAGCGGCAAGAATACAATCGTTTCCTGACAACTTCCAGTTTGTCGGAAATAAAGGGTCGCAAATGAAACAGGTGGGCAATGCGGTTCCGCCATTGTTAGCAGGTGCGATTGCAGAAGTAATAATGAAAGACATAGAGGAGGACGCAAACAATGAACAGGCCTGATAACATTCTCGCATATGATGAGATGGATTTGAAGCTGGGAATTAAGTCATCTCTTCCACACGTCAAAAGCACTCTCGCCTTGGCGATATTGCTTTGGGAGTGTTCGGATCATCCTGCTGAACTGGTTTATTCAGAACAGAACGGGGACGAGACCGTAATGGCCAGTCAGCTTGAGCAATGGGCGATTGATTATCTGGCAGATATCTGTGAGGAAGAACACATATCACCAGACGATCTGATTAATGGATTCAATCAAAACCAACTTTTCAAGTCGCAGATGGAAGCCTTGATGGTGGCTTTTGAATTGGTGTGGAAACTTGCAAAGGTCAACTTTGTTGATACTACAAAAGCTGCAAGTGCGGAGAGAACTGGTGGGGTTCGTTTTCCGAAGAAACTCACCTATTCTATTAATATCGATATCATCCATAGTGTCATAAGCGGAAATGAAAGTGCGTTCCTTCGGGTTCTCTTGGCGTGGACTGGTTTTAATGTCAATGCTGATCCAGAGTGCGAAAAGACATTGATTTACTTGTTGACGGCTCTTTCGGAAGGTGCGGTTTTCAAACTTTCAGATGGAACTAAAGACGTCATCTTCAACCAAAACAGCATTTATCGTAAGTTACTTGAGACCGCAGATGCCGTAGATGTAAATGGCGATAAGGAAGCAAAGGGACCGCTCCGTATTCTAAAATCGCTCTTGTCTGAAGGGATGAATCCATACCTTCAGTATTCAAACGGCACCGTTACTATTGCTGCTCCTAACAGCGAAAAGATCGAGGATTACCAAAAACGTGTCGACACGCTCCTTCGTTTGAATGCAACAAAGGTAATCGGTCTTGAGGATTTAGATGCAGATACCGAGGGGATTGCGCTTGATGATTTGGAGGAGTCCCGTATCAATTCTGGCACGAATATCCTTCTGTACGGTGTTCCGGGGTCTGGAAAGAGCTGGACGATAGAGCATGAATATTGTAAGGTTGACAGCTATGTGGAACGCCTTGTATTCCATCCTGATTACACCTATTCGGATTTTGTCGGACAGATTTTGCCGGATGTTGACGATGAAGGTCTTGTGACATATAAATTTACGCCTGGACCGTTTACGACAATTATGCGCGAGGCGTACAGAAATCCGACTCAGGAGTACATTCTGATAATCGAAGAAATCAACCGTGGAAATGCACCAGCAATTTTCGGAGAGGTTTTCCAGTTGTTGGATCGAACATTAGAGCCGAAGAAGGATCATGAGGTCGTATATCCTGCTGGTACGAGTGAGTACGGAATTACAAATCGATATATGGCAACGGTGATTTATGGCGATGGTGGGCATAAGGTACGCATCCCGTCCAATCTTTCTGTGATCGGTACCATGAACACGTCCGACCAGAATGTGTTCACGCTTGACACGGCATTTCAAAGACGATGGAATATGCGCTTAATAGAGAACACATTCGAGAATGTTCGTCCTTCTTTGGCGAACGCCAAGATTTTGGATACAGAGGTCACCTGGGAAACCTTCTGCACGACCATCAATAAACTCGTGATTGGAAACAGAGCGAAGATGGCATCCGCAGAAGATAAGCGACTCGGTGTATATTTCGTTCATGAGAGTGATCTTGAATTTGATGATAGAGCTATTTCGCCGGATAATGATCTCCGTGGCGAATACAATGTTCTTTTGAAAGCGGAACGTGATGGTAATCTGACGCCAGAGCAGAAAGGAAGGCTCTATGATATTCGAGAAGCACTGAAGAAAATTCGGAAATTCCCGGAGAAGGTCATTAAATACCTGTGGGATGATGCCTTTAAGTTCAATCCCGAAGCCCTATTTGATACTGATAATATGGAAAGCCTTGAGCAGGTTATCCGTACATTTGTGTATTCAACTGGACGGGACCGCTTCAAAATATTCAAGCCCACTGTTCGTTCGACATTCTATCCTGATTCGCAGGCATGATGATGTGCCTAATGGAAAGCGAGATGGTCAGTGGCTATGGATTTACAAAAGAATATTAGAGAACGCTGCCACGTCAACAAAAATGACGAAGGAGACAGTTTTGTCGGTGTAAAGGCGGATACGGATGATGCCGTCATCTATTTTCCGATAGGCTATCAACTTCCTCCGAATGACGATGATCTCCGTGCGGACATAAACAACTTGTTCTATGTGCTTGCCGCATTCATGAAAGAGGACAAGCTGATAGAGGAATCGAAGTTTGCTGCGCCGCGAACGGTTGACTTTCCGATGCACGCATACCTCAAGGTGATTCGGGATTTCCTGCGAACGGGTCGTTATTACATCGAGACTGATCCGCGGTTCAAAACGGATACCAAGGGAAACGCATCGTGGCCGCGTACTGTCCGTGAACAGCGGGCATTGGTACAGAAGAACGGCTCTCTGATTTTTACAAATATGACCGTGCGTTCCGTAACGCCGAATGCTGATAAGAAAATCACGCAGATTCATCGGTACTGCGTGTACGAGGCGTTCGATAAAATGGGTTGGCTCTATGTACCCTATATGCCGGAAAAGCCCGGTCCGCATCCCGACAACAGAGAAGCTATTTACATACTGGAAAAGAAGCTGGCATCTACTCATAACGATGTGGAGCAAGAACTGTTTTCGGCAATGGTATCCATGCTCAAATATATGGACGAGAAGTCTTCCGAAAAGCAATACTTCTTCGGCACGGATTTCTTTGAGCGTATTTGGGAAAAGATGATAGACAAGGCGTTCGGGATTGAAGACAAGGATCGATATTTCCCACGCACCAGGTGGCTGCTTGACTACGGCCCCAACAAGTCAAAAACTCCGCTCCAGCCGGATACCATAATGATTTACAACGGCAAAGTGTATGTGCTTGATGCAAAACTATATCGATATGGATATAGCGGCAATCCCGATCATCTTCCGAACGGACCCGACATCAACAAGCAGATAACATACGGAGAGTACATTGAGCGCGCCAAGGGTGTGCCGAGTGAAAATCTTTATAACGCATTTATCATGCCTTTCAATCGGGAGGATAACACCTTCTTTGAGATGGGGGCTGATGGTAATCCGATACCGCGCGTTACAGATACTATTGGTAACATCGGTGAAGCGGTCGGCGACTGGAAACCCGATCCAAAGAATTACGAACGAGTCCAAGGCATCGTAATTGACACGCGGTTTCTGATGTACAACTACATCGGTATGCCGGATCAGCAGAAACGACAACTTGCAGAAGCCATAGAAAAAGTGGAGACCAGGGCTCCCGTTCCGAGACCAGCAACATAAAGAATAAAGGCTCTACCTTTCAATCAACGTGAGGTAGAGCCTTAATTTTTTTGTCCATTTACAGCTGCCGATTTCGGTATCGTTGTGCGCCTGCCGCATTTCTGCATTGTTCGCAACAATAGTGTTTATTCGTCCTTGTTGCTTCTACCAGGAAAAACCTGTCTCTCTTGCAATTCGGGTTTTCACATTCTTTATACATCTCGCCATTTCTCATATAGAAAATCGAAAAATAAAGGGCTTCGATAAGGGTATCGACCTGCCATGTGGCGGTTAGCTTGCCGCCGTTATACTTCGGATGGATGCCACGAATATTGTGGTTGATCTCCTCCGCCACGACAATCCTTGCAATCTTCAGCAGAGCGCTCTTGAAAGAATCGTCAAGCGCATCCTCGCTGAATGTCGTGTATGATTTGAAGCCACCGAAATGAACTTCTTTTATGACAGATACTTCCGTTTGGAGATGATAAAAGAAATCTATAAGGAATCGAGTCTCTTCGTCCACATCCTTACATCCCATGTACATTGCCATTAAGTTCTTGAACCACGGGTCTTTGCTGCCTTGCAAATCTGTATCGGAGCCGCTTCTCACGGCATTATAAAAACTGATGTCGATGGCATTTTTCTTTCCGAGGAATGCATCATCTACTGAGTATGTTCCGTTTGCAGCCACCTCCGGCTCCCTGCTCAAATCCGGGAAAAGGTTATAGGAGTCAAGCAGACTTTTGAAACGATGGGTACAAGTTGAAAAAACATCATCTCCTATGCGTAGCTCAGTCACGGGAGCGTAAAGCAGATAAACCACATGAATGAGGACTCCACGGTAGTCTTTTTTGTTGATGTAGCTGTATAGCCTTATGGTGGATTTGATTCTGTTGATGATCTCAATGAGGTCGCTGGCTTCAACAGCCGTGTACTCGTTTTCCGGCAACGGATATAAGAAACCATATTTTTCAATAAACTCGATATGCTTGTCTATGTCTCCTTTCGGAAGGGCGAGCAGTTTGCCCAGGATATTTTTCTCATGCAGACCGCCGGCAACGCCGGTCATATTCAAACCGTCTTTCGGCGCATAGGAGAACAATAGCTGTGTGCTTGTATCGGGGCAAACTTTGAGGGTAACAGTCGGAGTCTCGTCGGGAGAAGTATTCACCGTGTCTTTCGCACAGAGACAGCCGTATCCCTCGTGCTGAAACATTGTTTTTAATGAAATCCCAGATATTTTTTCGTCCATAACGACATTTTCCTTTCCGTGGGGCTATCTAAAACAGGCTCCGCTTTTACAGAAACCATTATCTTAGATAGCGTTAGGGTTCCCGTTCGGGAGCCCTTTTTTCTTATTATACACAAAAGTAATGGGAAATACAAGATATACCCATTACATCAGATGTAAAAAATAATGGGCTTTCTTAGGAAATTTTCTTACTCTTCCTTGCAGAGTACAATAAAGATGCTGCCAATGGTGGCAGCTAAATCAATCTCTTAGTCCGAATAGCGCTATAAGGACGGAGGGATGCATAAGAGTTCGGAACGCAGCGATGAAGGCTGTGTTTGGAACGAAGATGCTCCCACCGTAGTTTCGTGCGCCTTTTTTCGGCTATCGGAGCCTGTGGTCATCTTCAACCGCAGGCTCTTTTGTGTCCCTCCGTACCGCTCGGACGGAAAGGACACTGCAATGAAGAGCAACGAAATAAAGAAGCGCAAGAGCGGGTTCAATCCCAACCGTACCTGTTATCTCACGGCGGACGGCAAGTATTACTGCTATGAACGCTGGGACGATGATGCAAAGCGCGTGGTCACACAGAGACTTGAGGTCGGCAAAGATCTGTCGCTCGAACTGACCATCATGCTTGATGAGTCCGACCACGACATGGATTTGCAGGATCGCTACGAGGGCGAACTGCGCGATCCCCTGTTTGATGCCAAGGTCAACAGCTATAAGGCTGATCCCGAAAACGAGGACGCGGTCGATCCCTGGGACACGCTTGCCGACAAGAGCGGCAGCCCGGAAGACGTGATGTTTGCAGAGCCGGAGCCGGAAAATCCACAGGCAGCACAGGTGCGCCGCGTCATTGACGAGGAATGCACAGAGGCGCAGCAGGATTTCTTCTTTGAGCATTTCGGCGAGGGTATGCAGCTTGAGGAGATGCGCCAGGCTGAAGCCGAGCAGACGGGCAAGCTGCCGTCCTCTGCGGCAATGACCAACCGCAAGAACAAGATCATCGACAAGGTCGCTAAGTCCTTCGGGGTCGAGCGTGTGAAACGCCACAAGTACCCGAAAAAGGACTGAGCCGTGAACGGCGGCATATATGGCGGTCGGAGTCCTCCCCGGCCACACCTCTTCGGAGGGTTGAATTTCCCGTTAGTGAGTGAGGAAGGAAATACATCCATCCTCCGCAGCAATGCAGATCAGGAACAGGAGGACAAACCTATGAGATTAAAACACAAAGTACGCATCAATATCGCCGACAAAAGCGGCAACAAGCAGGAAGTCCTGCAGAGCGAACACAGGAGCCTGCCGAAAAGGCTGCTCACCTTTCTCTTTGGAGAATTCTGCGAGGTTCTCGTGCTGACGCCGGGTGAAACCGTGCAGGGCATTGAGATCAAGGAAATGCGGGGTGACGGCAATGAATGAGAACATCGAACTGATGATGCCGATCAAGGCAACGCCGTATGACCATCAGAAACGAGCCTTTTCCTTCGCCTGCGATAAGTTCGGTGTATTTGACGAGCGTCTTAAGAGCCGAGGTACGGCTTTGCTAATGGAGATGGGCACCGGCAAAACGATAGTGAGCATCGCTGTGGCGGGATGTATGTACCAATACGGACTTGTGAACAGAGTCCTTGTGGTCGCGCCACTTTCCATCCTGGGCGTATGGGAAGAGGAATTCGAGAAGTTCGCTGACTTCCCATATTCGCTGACGATCCTCAAAGGTACATCGGCAAAGAAAAAGGAGCAGCTGACCAAGCTGTCGGACGAGGGCTTGCAGATCGTGGTCGTGAATTACGAAAGTGCGTGGCGGCTCGAAAAGGAACTGCTGGCATACAACGCCGACCTGGTGATTGCGGACGAAGCTCACAAGCTGAAGGAGAACCGAACCTCCCAGAGCAAGGGAATGCACCACATCGGCGATAAGGCGAAATACAAGCTGCTCCTTACGGGTACGGTCATCACGAACCGAGAACTGGACGTGTTCTCGCAGTATCGTTTCCTTAATCCGCAGATATTCGGAACATCGTTCTATGCCTTCCGCAACCAGTATTTTGACATGGGCGGCTACGGCAACCATACGCCGATCTTCCGTAAATGGATGACCGATGATTTCCTGCGGAAGCTCCACTCGGTGGCGTTCCGTGTGACGAAAGCGGAGTGCCTTGACCTTCCTGCGATTACGGAAGAAGTCCGTACCGTGGATTTGGAGAAGGACGCCATAAAACTCTATGACAGCATCGAGGATGAAAGCTACGCCGAACTGGATGAGTCGGAAGTGACTACGGCGAACATTCTCACAAGGCTCCTGCGCCTGTCGCAGATCACGGGCGGCCACCTTACCGATGACGATGGCATGGTCAATACCGTGAGCCGAGCCAAGCTGGACGCTCTTTCCGATATCATTGATTCCGCTATGGCAGAGGATAAGAAGCTCGTCATCATGGCTCGTTTCGTGCCGGAACTGGACGATATCCAGGAGCTTCTCGAAAAGAAAAAGATCGGTTATGCCGTGGTTCGCGGCGGCGTGAAGGACCGCGACAATGAAATCCACCGTTTCCAGTATGACGATAGGTGCCGTGTGTTCGTGGGGCAGATCGCGGCTGCAGGACTCGGCATCACGCTGACTGCGGCAAGCACGATGGTCTTTTATTCCCTCGACTACAGCATGAGCAATTTCGAGCAGGCGAAGGCTCGTATCCACAGAGCCGGGCAGAAAGAAAACTGCCACTACATTTACCTCGTTTGCCGGGGAACGGTCGACCGCAAGGTCTTATACGCTCTCCGTCAGAAAACGAACCTCGCAAAAATGCTCGTGGACGATTACCGCAAGGGCAGGAATCCCTTTAAGAACTGACCTTTCACGGAGGGGGTTGAATTCCTCGGTAGTAAGTGAAAGGAGGTAGTCACCGATGGAGAACACACAAATTTTTGAAATGGCTGACAGGCTCAAGACTCTGCAGGAACAGAAGAAGGACCTCGAAGCACAGACCAAGGCTCTGGGTGCGGAGATTGCCGAGTTGGACGAGCAGCTCTCCGATGCCATGACAGAAGCCGAACTTGACCGCTTCTCCCGTAACGGCAGCACGTTCTATCTGAAGAGCAGACTGTTTGCGTCCCCGGCGTCAGGCCGCAAGGACGAGATGATGCAGGCTCTGAAAGATAATGGATACGGCAGCCTGGTCGTGGAGACGGTCAACGCAAACACACTCGCATCCTTCATCAAGGAGCAGCGGGAAGCCACGGGCGAAGACGTCCCGGCATGGCTCGGCGATACCGTAAGCACTTATGAAAAAGTGTCAGTTGGCATCCGCAAGTCGTAAGAACACCGATTCACTGCAACGACGCAAAAACCACAACTTATTTCATTTCATAGGAGGACATTGATCATGTCAGATAAGAAGAATACTGAGATCGCAGTGAACGAGGGTTTCGCTGCACTTGCGAACAGAGACGTACTGAACGAGGCGATGGCGGACGATTGCCAGGGGCTTGAGTTTTCCTTCGACCGCGTGAAGCTGCCCGCGGGCGGCGGCACGGCTTTCGAGATTCCCTCTGCCGAGAGCGATGAGTCCGAAATGGCGAAGGACATCACCGGCGTTATCGTCTACAACCATCCGGCTTATGCCTACTACCACGACAAATACACGGGCGGGAACAATCCTCCCGACTGCGGCTCTTTTGACGGTGTGACAGGCATTGGCACTCCCGGCGGGAACTGCGCAAGCTGCCCGTATAACAAGTTCGGCAGCGGCGAGGGTCAGAGCAAGCTGTGCAAGAACAAGCGTATGCTCTACATTCTGCGCGAGGGAGAACTGTTCCCCATCACGCTTTCCTTGCCGACCGGGTCGCTTAAGTCCTTCACGAACTATGTGAAGAGCCAGCTCTCCCGCGGGCGCAAGCTGAACCAGGTGGTCACGAAGATCACGCTGAAGAAGGCTACCAACGCATCCGGCATCGCATTCTCCCAGGCGGTCTTTGCGTTCGAGCGAATGCTGACCGCAGAGGAGCGCAACGCCGTGGCTGGTGTATCCGAGACGGTAAAGGCATATGCCGCGAACCTTACTCCGGCGTCCCTCATTGACGATGAGCCGCTGGTCGATCCCGAAACGGGAGAAATCATCGAACCTTTGAAGTAAAGCAAACGAAAGCCCGGAGGGGTGCGATGCTCCTCCGGGTATTTCCCATAGGAGTGATTACGCATGAATACAGAATATAAATGTGTGACCACGGTGGATGGGATACGGGATTACATTGGCGACAGCCGCATTGTCGCGTTCGACTTTGAGACTGCTCCCGATGATCCGTACCGTGAGGAGGACAAGGCGGCTCTCGATCCCGCAAGGGCGCATATTGTCGGCTGCTCCTTTTCCGTCAAGGAAGGTACGGGCATCTATGTCCCTATTGCCCACCGTGTCGGCACCAATATAGACAGGGACGCCTTTTTCACATTTCTGCCGGCGTTCCTCATGAATACAAAGACCATAAAGATTGCCCACAACATTGCTTTTGAATCCTCAATGGCGTATGCGAGGGGCATAGTGATACAAGCTCCCGTGTACGACACGATCTGTGCGTCACAGATGAGCCTTAAAAGCATATACGAATTCCGCAAGCTGAACGAGAGCGGTCTGAAAAGGCTGGCGGAGGAACTGTTCGGAGAGCCGCTCCCTTCGTTTTCAAGCGTCACGGACGGGAAGCACTTTGACGAACTGGATGCACAGGACGAGGAGACCGTCCGCTACGGCTCCGCAGACTCGGACTTTGCCCTTCGGCTCTATCACAAGTTCAACGACTGGTTCGACCGCTACCTTCCGAAACACAGGTACATCGTGGAGGAGATCGAAAGCCCGACCGCCGTGTACCTCGGCATCATGAAGGCGAACGGTATCCCGGTCAACCTCCCGCTTATGCAGGAGCGAAAGGCAGAAGCAGAAAACGAGATGGAGCGCATCCGTAAGGAGATCGAGTTCATCATCGGCGATGTGAACATCGGAGCGAACTGCTCCACGCAGGCGTTCAAGAATTACCTATATAAAGACCTGGGGCTGCCCATTTTGAAGACAACGGAAACCAACCGCGAGGCGGCGGACGATATGACCATGACGCTCCTCAAGGAATGGTGCGATGAGAACCGGCCGGAACTGTCGGGGCTGTTTACGCTCGTGCAGGAGTACCGCAAATGGGGCAAGATCAAGTCCACCTATATTGACGGGTATCTGAAATACCTTAATCCCATGACTGGCTGCATCCATCCGGAACTGTTCGCTCTGTCAACGGACACGGGCAGAATGAACTGCCGTAATCCAAACGCGCAGAATATGCCGAGAAAGACCAACGATCCCATCGGCGTCCGCAACTTTATTAAAGCGCCGGAGGGCTGTCTTATCCTGTCGCTTGATTTTTCACAGATTGAACTGCGCGTGGGTGCGTTCTACTGCCGCGATGAGAGGATGCTCGACACCTACCGCAAAAACGGCGATATCCACGCAGCCACGACCAGCGTCATTTTCGGCGTGAGCTACGAGGAAGCCCAGGACAAACATTCGGAAAATTATAAGGAACACAGGACGATTGCCAAGAACGTGAACTTCGGCACTTTCTACGGCTTGTTCCCACGGGGGCTTCAGAAAACGCTGAAGTTCAAGGCGGGGGTTGAAAAATCCGTGAGTGAGTGTGAGGAGATACTTTTCAACCTCAAGCACGGATACAAGGGTCTGACCGCATGGCAGGAAGAGACGAAGGCAGAAGCCGCAAGGCGTATGTACTCTGAAACCTGGCTCGGCAGGCGCAGGTACCTTCCCGGCATCACCTCGGACAATTGGGGTCAGAAGTCGTTTGCGGAGCGGTGTTCGTTGAACACGCCTATCCAGGGAACGGCGGCGGACATCCTGAAACTCGCTATCACGAGGATACTTGCAGGACTGCCGGAGCGCAAATGGCTCAAGCCCATCCTTCAGATACACGATGAACTGACTTTCATTATCCCGAAGGACAGGCTGTCGGAGGCGGTGGCTTTTATCCGTGCCTGCATGGAAGAGAAGCCCTTCCCGGAGTTTGACCTTCCGTTGATCGCGGAGGCGTCTGCGGGACCGACCTTTGGAATGATGGAAGAACTGGAGGACTGACTATGTACAAGAACAATGAAGGCTACTCCGATCCGACCGCAGGGGCGGCGATGAGCCAGATATTGAAGGAGTACCGGCAGAAGCAGAAAAAACGCTATGCCGACAAGAACCGCAGGAAGGTATATGTGGCTTCCAAGTATGCGGGCGATGTGGATGCGAATGTTGCGGCAGCAATCACATACTGCCGCCGTGTGATCGATGAAGGCTATATGCCTGTGGCGAGCCACCTTCTGTATCCGCAGATACTTAACGACAACGATCCAGAAGAGCGTGACCTTGGGCTGCTGTTCGGTCTTTCGCTCCTTGCCGCCTGCGATGAGGTGTGGGTGTTCGGTACCGTATCGCCGGGTGTCGCACAGGAGATCGAGGAAGCAAAGCGGCTGAAGAAACAGATCAGATATTTTGAGGAGGTGGGCGCATGAATGTAACGGTGACCGATGTACTCGGTTCTCTCTTTAATCCGACCGATACCGTCTGCTTCCGCGTCTTTGACGATAAGAAGGGCGGCGTGTTCCAGGGGTCGAAGCTGTCCTGCGAATGCGGGAAGTACAAGAGCATCGAGGAGACGCTCAAGGACCACAATGCCATGAATCGCGGAATCTTCTTCGTGGTCAACTACGGCGGGCAGGACGATGATTCCATCACGAGGATCAACGCACAGTTCGTGGAGATGGACAACGATAGCTTTGACGAGCAGCAGAAAAAGATCGATGCGTTCCCGCTCCCTCCGTCCATGATTATGAAAACGCAGAAATCCTACCATGTGTACTGGTTCATGGATTCGACCGCCAAGGTGGAGCGTTTCCGCATGATACAGACGCAGCTTGTAAAACACTTTGACGGCGATCCGATGTGCGTGAATGAGTCGAGAGTCATGCGCCTTCCCGGTTTCATGCACTGCAAGAAGGATATTCCCGTGGAGGTAACCTGCGTCAGCTTCCATCCCGAACGCAAATACACGCAGGATCAGCTGTCGGATGTGTTGCCGGAGGTAGACCTTGTACCCGTGGAGCGCAAGAGCGGCACGGAAAAAGGTATCGATCAGGTCATGCGCTCGTGTGTTTTCATGCAGCATTGCCGCGATGATGCGGCGTCACTGTCGGAGCATGACTGGTACGCTATGATTACGAACCTCGCTCCTTTTGAGGGCGGCACGAAGATGATACATGACCTGTCCGCTCCGTATCCCGGCTATAGCGAGGGCAACACGCAGAAGAAGATCAATCATTTTCTGGAGAGCGGGACGAATCCCATCACCTGCAAGACCATCTGTGAAAAAGGGTTCAACTGTCCGAAGTTCGCTGCTGGAGAATGCCCAGTGAAGTCCCCTGCGGCGTGGTGCTATCAGCCGTTGTCTGCTGACGATCTTCTCGACATTCTGCACGGCATCCCCGTGACGGGCGAGGCGATCAAGGACTTACAGGCGGCCAAGCAGTTTGTGACGGATTATCTGTATAACCAGGATGTGGTAACGGCGGATGTCATCATCAATTCCGAAATCCGCGACCATTTCAAGCTGAAGGCATCGTTTCTTAAATCGCTGAATCAGGTGTTCAAGGATGCCAGCAAAGCGTACCAGGCAAGCAAGAACGCAAAGAGAGCCAAGGCCGGGACGGCGATTCCCGACTGGTACGAGCCAACCGACAAGGGTCTGCGTTTCCTGCCGGGTGTGCTTGCGAAGGATATGTCGGACGGGCAGCAGGTGTTCTATGCGGCGGAGCAGCACTTCAGCTATCGGGGCGGCGTGTATGTCGAGATGTCTGAAATGGAAGCACAGCGGCTCGTGCAGGAGAAGATGCTGATCCGTGAGACGAAGATGTCGCAGATCATTGATGCGGAGAAACAGTGGCGTCTCCTGGTGCAGAGGGACATCCGCGAACTGAACGCAAATCCCTATATCATCAATGTCCGCAACGGCTTATACAACGTGCTGGAGGATACGCTGACGGAACACACGCCGGATTATTACTCTACGGTGCAGCTGAACGTGACCTATGACAAAAAGGCGGACTGCCCGTTGTTTAAGAAGTTCCTTGCGGAGTCGATGGGTGGCGATATGGAGCAGATGGGCCTGATTCAAGAGATGCTCGGCTACTTCCTCATCCCGGTCAACTCTGCACAGAAGTGTTTTGTTATCGTGGGCGTGGCGTCTGCCGGGAAAAGCGTACTGCTCCGTGTGCTGAACGATGTGTTGCTCGGCAAGCAGCACGTGTCCAATGTGTCCTGGCAGGCTCTAAACGAGCGGTTCAAGACGGCGGAGCTTTTCGGCAAGCTGGCTAACATCTTCGCCGACCTGCCTACGAAGAACATTGACGATAACGGCATCTTCAAGGCGCTTGTCGGCGAGGACTATCTGACCGTGGAGAAAAAGAACAAGAATCCGTTCTCGTTCCAGTCGAGCGCAAGGCTCCTGTTCTCCTGCAACAGCATACCGAAAAACTATGGCGATAGGTCGGAGGGCTTTTACCGCAGGCTCATCATCATACGGTTCAATCATACTGTGCCGCAGGATGAGCGCGATCCCGAACTGCTGGAGAAGTTCCGCATGGAGGCAGACGGCATATTCCTGTTCGCGTTGGAGGGGCTGCGCAGGCTGATGAACAATCACTATGTGTTCTCCGAGACACAGGTCAATGCGGACGAGCTGCAGCAGTACCGCGAGGAATCGGATTCCGTGCTGTCGTTCGTAAAGGATTACTGCGAACTGGACGCTGAATATAGCGCCGGGTCCACAGAACTGTTCAACGCATATAAGGGGTACTGCGAGGAATGCGGCCTGAAACCGTACTCGCAAAAGAACTTCGTGCAGCAGATCACGGCGGCGTTCCCCGATGTGACGCGGGACATAGACCGCATGGCGAAAAGGCGCATTTTAACGGGGATAAGGCTCGGAGAGGTGCTGGGATGATGAATCCCGGCAGCCTTTCCACGAGCATCTTCGGAACACGAGAACACGTAGGAACACCAAAATCCTATCTCCCCATATATAATACACATATTTTTATATACCTTGATTTTCGTTACAAAAAATATATGAAAATAGGATTTCTCGTGTTTCATGTGTTCCAAGTGTTGAAAATACGGAGGTTTTAGGAACAGATGAAAGAGGCGGACATTGTAAAAGCAATCATGAAGTACCTTAAGACCGTGCCGGGGTGCTTCTGCTGGAAAGAACACGGCGGTATGTATGGGACGGCGGGTATTCCCGATATCATTGCCTGCATTGGTGGACACTTCTTCGGATTCGAGGTCAAGACCGATAGTGGCAAGCCTACGAAACTCCAGGAAGCGACAATCCGAAAAATCCTCGCGGCCGGCGGCACTGCCCTGGTGGTACGCTCGGTGGACGAGGTGCGAACCGTGGTAAGCGGTTCCCTGCGCTGATACAAAGATACATCGCTCCATTGCAACGATGCCTATTTCCGACAAAGGGAGGTATCGCACATGAGCGACATCACAAACTACGAGAACCTGGCGAACGCCATCATATTGCAGGCTGTGAAGGATTACCGCATGGCTCTGAAAAGCCTTAAGGCGAATCCGAGGAACAGGACGGCGATGGCGGATAAGGACGAGATTGAGAGATTCTTCCGTTCCGGGTGGTTCTCGGTACTTACGAGTGTTGATGGCGAGATGCTGATCCGCTCCCTGCAAATGGAGGTGGACGCATGACCGCAAAAGAATATTTGAACCAGGCGCGGCACCTAGACGCACTCATAAACTGCCGCCTGCGTGAGATTGACTACTGGAAGGATTTATCGAGCGGTGTCTCAGGCATGAGGTTTGACGGAATGCCGCATAATCCCAACCGTCCGACAGAGGCTCCCTTCGTCAGGTGTCTTGAGAAGATAGACGAGATTCAGCGGAGCGTGGAGGAAAAGATTACATACCTTGTACGGCTCAAGGAAGAAATCAACACGGCGATAGATAAGCTGGAAAACCGTGACGAACAGTTGGTACTCCGTTACCGCTACCTTGACGACTGTACTTGGGAGGAGATCTCCCGGATGCTGAACGTGTCGCTGCGCACGGTGCATCGAATACACGGGTCGGCTCTTCAGAATTTTTCTGTCCCGGATTGAAAGTTGGCACGGTTTGGCACAGTATGGCACACTTGACCTATGGTATGATTACAATAGCAAAGTAGAGTATGACGAGCCTCGGAGGAACAATCCTTCCGGGGCTTTTCTTATACCCGGAAAGCGAGGTGATTTGTATGCCGAGGAGACCACAGCGCGGGTGCGCTGCAAGCGGATGTCCAAGGCTGGCTGTCGAGGGCGGTCAATACTGCGAGGAGCATCAAAGACTCGCCGCGCAGCAGTACAACAAACACACACGCAGTCCCGACGCGAACAAGAAGTACGGCCGAGCCTGGAAGAGAATCCGCGACCGTTACGCTGCGGCGCATCCTCTGTGTGAGCGGTGCCTTAAGGAAGGACAGCTGACTCCCGTGGAGGAGGTACACCATATCCTCCCCATCTCGCAAGGCGGCGATCGTCGTGAGAACAACCTCATGTCGCTCTGTCAGTCCTGCCACACCAAGATTCATCTTGAAATGGGTGACAGGCAGATTCGTAGCTGACCGGGAGGGGCGGTCAAAATCTCTACGGATCCCTTATGCGGACAGCGGCCCGGGGTCACGTGCGCAAAAAAAGCAAAATCAAAAGGGTAATTAAAGGGTCCGGGCGCTGTCCTGCTGGTTTTCTGCCTCGGTGTCGTAGTCGAAACGGCCACCGTGGAATGAAAAGAGATCCTGCCCTTCATACTTTTTGAAGATGCTGTAAATACTTCGGAACTCTTCGATTGTAATAGCGTGATTTCCTATCGGCTTTACAAGAGCGACACCAGGCATTCCGTATGCGTATTGTTTTCGCGTCAGATTGACGTGAATCCACCAGCACCCGTAATTGCCATGATGGTGTGCAAGTTTGAATCCTTCGCTGCGAAGCCAGGCGAGGAACGGTGCGTCACAGTCTTCAAAAGACCTGTCGCAAATCAGGAACGCTTCGGTTTTACCTTGGTAGATTTTAAGAGTCTCTTCTTCCATGAGAGTTTCCTCCGAAATTTTACTCATAAAGAAAAGACCCATCGTCCGATGAGTCTTGAAAGATACTGTATGACCCATCGTTCAGCCTTTAGCACCTTACCACCCGGCAGGTTGCTGTGCGGTCACAGGGGCTGTCCCTCGCGCACTCTTTATGGCAGAAGTATTGTACCACGGAATCGATGAAAAAACAAGATATCCTCTGAAATGAGTAGCATTGGAGGTGAGAAAGTGCCAACAAAATCGAACAACACAGGCGGGCGCGGCGGCGCAAGACCCGGTGCGGGAAGAAAGAAATCCGCAGTCAAGGACAAAGCCGAGAACGGAAATCCCGGCGGCAGAAAACTTGAGGTGCTGGACATTCCCGAAGTCGAGGGTGTTGATATGCCGAAGCCCCATGATTTCCTGTCTGCTGAGCAGCGGGACGGCAGTGTCCTGCAGGCACAGGAGATTTACACAGAAACCTGGCAATGGCTCAAAGGCATCGGCTGCGCCGCAAAGGTGTCGCCACAGCTTTTGGAACGCTACGCCATGTGTTCTGCTCGGTGGGTGCAGTGCGAGGAAATGACCAACCGCATGGGTTTCCTCTCCAAGCATCCCACCACGGGAAAGCCTATCCCGTCTCCGTTCATCAATATCGGTATCAACTACATGAACCAGGCGGTGCGGCTTTGGAATGAGATTTTCCAAATCGTAAAAGAAAACTGCAGCACGGAATACGGCGAATCAACGCCGCAGGATGACCTGATGGAGCGCCTGCTCCGTGCGAGAAAGGGGTAACGCCATGTTTGAAAAAGTCAATCCGTGCCACCCGGACAAGGTGGCAGACCGAATCGCCGGTGCGCTGGTGGATTTGGCATACAAGAAATCCGAGAATCCCCGCATTGCGGTGGAAGTCCTTATCGGTCACGGTGTGTGCCATATCATTGCGGAAACTTCCGTTGCTCTGAATAAGGCTGATGTGACCGCCGCCGTTCGCCGCATTGCCGGAAACCTCGCGGTAGATTATGCGGAAGTGCCGCAGGACGGACACCTTGCCGATAACCAGGCAAACGGAATCCGCTGCGGCGATAACGGCATCTTCAAGGGAATGCCCGTGACCGAAGAGCAGAAAACGCTGTCGCAGATCGCACGGGACATTTTCTCCGTGTATCCCTATGACGGCAAGTACATTCTGGACGGCGACAGGCTTATCCTCTGTCAGAGTAATGCGCCTTCGGATGCGCTCCGAAAGCTGTATCCCGATGCGGAGATCAACCCGCTCGGCGACTGGATCGGCGGCACTGATGTGGACACCGGTGCGACCAACCGCAAGCTCGGCTCGGATATGGCTGACTCGGTGACCGGCGGCGGTCTGCACGGCAAGGATCTGTCCAAGGCGGATGTGTCCGTCAACATTTACGCTTTCCTCAAAGCCCAGGAAACCGGCAGGCCTGTGACGCTCTGCTGCGCCATTGGGGACGATACCGTGGACGGTAGTCCCTACGCCGAAATCGTGGAGATCGCACGGAACTACATCCGCTCGGTCGGTGGTTTCGAGAAGTTTGCAGAATGGGGGCTGATCTGATGAAAACAACCACAGAAATGCGGCTTGTCCCCATCGGCAAACTTGTTCCCTATGTCAATAATGCCAGAACACACAGCCCGGAGCAGATCAACAAGCTCCGCTCCTCCCTGCGGGAGTTCGGCTTCATCAATCCCGTTATCATCGACCGTGACTATGGCGTAATTGCCGGCCACGGTCGTATTCTTGCCGCCAAGGAGGAAGGTATCACGGAGGTGCCGTGCGTCTTTGCCGACCATCTCACCGAAGCCCAGAAGAAAGCGTATATCATTGCAGACAACCGTATGGCGATGGACGCAGGCTGGGATGAAGAACTCTTGCGCGTAGAAATCGAAGCCTTGCAGGCGGCGGACTTTGACCCGCTGCTCACCGGCTTTGATGAGAAGGAACTCAGTAAGCTGTTCGATGACGGCAAGGACATCCAGGAAGACGATTTCGATGTGGGTGCCGAGCTGCAGAAGCCGACCTTCACCAAGTCCGGCGATGTCTGGACGCTTGGCAGACACAGACTCATCTGCGGTGACAGCACAAAAGAGGAAACCTACACTGCTCTCATGGACAGTCGCAAGGCGAACCTCGTCATCACCGACCCGCCCTACAATGTGAACTATGAGGGCAGCGCCGGAAAAATCAAAAACGACAACATGGCATCGGAGAAGTTTTTCAACTTCCTCTTCGATGCCTTTTCCAATATGGAGAAGGTCATGGCGGACGATGCCTCTATCTATGTGTTCCATGCTGATACCGAGGGGCTGAATTTCCGTAAGGCGTTTGATGCCGCAGGGTTCTACCTCTCCGGCTGCTGTATCTGGAAGAAGCAATCCCTGGTGCTGGGACGCTCCCCGTATCAGTGGCAGCATGAGCCGTGTCTCTACGGTTGGAAAAAGAAAGGCAAGCACCAGTGGTACACCGGGCGCAAAGAGTCCACCATCTGGGAGTTCGACAAGCCCAAGAAGAACGGTGACCACCCCACCATGAAGCCCATCCCGCTTCTGGCCTATCCCATTCAGAACAGCTCCATGGCAAACTCCGTGGTGCTTGACCCCTTCGGAGGCAGCGGCTCTACGCTCATTGCCTGTGAGCAGACCGACCGCATCTGCTGCACCATCGAACTGGACGAAAAGTTCTGTGATGTCATTGTCCGCAGATATATCGAACAGGTCGGCACGGATGAAAAGGTCAGCGTTCTGCGGGACGGAAAAGAATACAAGTTTAGCGAGGTAGCGCCCCATGACGAATAAGACTTTGACCCTCGGAAGCCTGTTTGACGGCTCCGGGGGCTTTCCGTTGGGTGGACTGCTTGCGGGCATCACTCCCGTATGGGCATCGGAAATTGAGCCGTTTCCCATTCGGGTGACCACCAAGCGCCTGCCCTTTATGAAACACTACGGGAACATCTCCGCTATGGACGGCGGCAAGATTGAACCCGTGAATATTATCACCTTCGGCAGCCCGTGCCAGGACATGAGCGTGGCAGGCCGAAGGGACGGCTTGGACGGCTCCCGTTCCAGTCTCTTTTACGAAGCCGTCCGCATTATCAAAGAAATGAGGTGTGCCACAGGTGGCAAATATCCAAGATATATCGTGTGGGAGAATGTCCCCGGCGCTTTCTCCTCCAACAAAGGCGAAGACTTCAAAGCCGTCCTCGAAGCGGTCATTGGCATCGTCCAGCCGGACACCCAGGTGCCTATGCCTGAAAAGGCAAGATGGCCCTACGCCGACCTTTACCTGGGAGACGGATGGAGCGTTGCGTACCGAACTCTTGACGCGCAATACTGGGGAGTTCCCCAACGCAGACGCCGCATCTACCTTGTCGCAGATCTTGCAGGCGGAAGTGCCGGGAAAATACTATTTGAGTCAGAAGGCTTGTCTGGGTATTCTGCGGAGGGCTTCCGTTCGTGGCAAAGAGCTGCCGGAAGTCTTACGCCTTGCGCTGGAGCGGCAGGCTATGACGGATACAACGGCAGTCTGACCGAGGAGGTTTCTTCCGCTCTCGGTGTGAACTGTGGAATGTCCACCGGTCGCAACGGCATCGTGCTGAACGACCAGGGTGGAGACCGCATGGACATCACAGAGGATGTTACATCCACACTCCGAGCAGAAGCACACCATCCGCCCTGCGTGATGGAGTCGGCAGGATTTTGCACCGAGCATTCTGCCAAGAGCCGTACCATTGGCTATGAGGAAGAGTGCTCTCCCACGCTCCGAGCGGGTGTAGTTCCCGCTGCGGTGGCACTGGAAAACCATCCGACCGACAGCCGAGTCAAACTATCCGAGGACGGCAATGTGCAGACGCTGACCTCTCGCATGGGAACCGGCGGCAACAATGTACCGCTTGTCATGAAAATCCGCTCCGGCTGCGAAGGCGGCGGCAAGGGACCGCTCATCCAGGAAAACAAGTCCGCAACCCTGTCCTGCAGCAACGACCAGACGCTGTTCGAGCCTTGCGGTTGGGACGGCAGACAGGTTTCTCCAACCCTCACAAAGCAGAATGCGGGTGGAAATCAGCGGATGCCTGACAAGGACAATTTTACCTGCGTCCTTCAGCCCTTCGGCATCTCTTCCAAGGACTCCAATGCCATGAAGTCGGATAATCCCCACAGCGGCATCTACGAAGCCGAAACCGCACGGACGCTTGACGGCAACGGCGGCAACCCCTCCTGCAACCAGGGTGGCATTGCTGTGGTCGCTTTCACGCAGAATCAGCGAGATGAGGTTCGTGACCTCGGAGACCACTCTGCCGTGGTGTGTGCCAATGCCGGAACGAAGCAGCAGACCTTTGTGCTGCAAGGCTCCATGATCGGTCGAGACGATAAGAACGGTCCACAGGGCGATGGCATCAACGAAGATGTATCCTTCACCCTCAATACCGTTGACCGCCATGCCGTGTACAGCATGACAACGGGCAGCTTCACCCAGGTTTCCAAGGAAAAAGCACCGACTGTCCTCGCACGGGACTACAAAGATCCTACCGCCGTTTGCTACGGCATAGGCAGAGATACCTTCAACCAGGGGCAGAATGCCAAGTTCGCTCCGACCTTTGAAGAGGAGCTTCAGCCGACACTGGTGGCAAAAGGACCTGGTGCTATCCAAAGCGGATATACGGTCCGCAGGCTGACACCCACCGAATGCGCCAGGCTTCAGGGCTTCCCGGATAACTGGTGCGCCGACCTCGGTACGGAAAAGCCGTCCGATGAGGAAATGTACTTCTGGCACAAGGTGTTCAAGACCTATTCCGAAGTGACCGGCTGTAAAATGAAATCCGACAAGCAGATTGCCAAGTGGCTGAAAGACCCGTATTCGGACAGCGCGGAATATAAGATGTGGGGCAACGGCGTGGCGCTGCCGTGCGTATGGTTTGTGCTGTCGGGTATTGTGTGGTATGCACAGTCTGAAAGCGAATATGCGCCGGAATGATCTATACCGAAACTGTGCAGATATAACTGGATATATGCCGTCTCTGACGCTAATATGTGACTACCAAAAATCAAGGAGGTCACGAAAATGACGATTACAATCCATGCCCAGGGTGCGGAGCGCAAGCGGCTGGTTAAGACCATCTCCGACTGGCTCGGTGCCCCCGCAAAGTACTGCGGTGCGCCCACATTCAACTACGAGGTGGATTACTTCACCATCGACCGAAACGGCAGCCTTTCCTTTGACGACCGTGCCGACAGCGAGGTCATCGAGCGGCTCTTGCAGCACATCTACGATGAAGGCTTTGACATCGACCAGAGTCACACCGAGGATGAGGATGAACCCTGCGGTGTCTGCGTTTCCATGCCGAAAAGCCAGTTCACCTACACCAGCCTGGAAAATCTTAAGGCGCTCATTGCCGCCAAAGGGAACCTTATCAGAAAAGCCCTCAGCATTGATGACTTGCCACTGGAAATCACGGACACGAAGGTATCCTTCCCCTGGTTCCCGGTGACTCCCACCCCGGATGAGATGAACGCCTACGACACTTTTATCTGCAAACTATGCGAAATGGCTCGGAATGCAAAGCGTGTGGTAGCAAAGGAAAAGGAAACGGACAACGATAAGTACGCATTCCGTTGCTTCCTCCTTCGCCTGGGATTCATCGGTGCAGAGTTCAAGACCGAACGCAAAATCCTACTTCGCAACCTGACGGGCAGTTCTGCCTTCAGAAGCGGTCAGCCCAAGGAGGTGGAAGTATGCGAGTAATCTCCAGAGAAGCCTTACAAGCCCTCCGTGAGCGGTTTCCGAGGGGCACACGGGTCGAGCTCGTGAAGATGGACGATCCCCAGGCACCGCCCATCGGCACAAAGGGCACCGTGCTGGGCGTGGACGACATCGGCTCCATCATGGTCGCTTGGGATAACGGCTGTGGCTTAAGCGTTGCCCACGGCGAGGATATCTGCCGGAGGTGCGACCATGACTGAGAAAATCCGTCAGCAGATTCTTACCGTCCGCAAGTCCGGACGCACGAATATGTTTGATGTGCCGATGGTGCAGTACGTTGCCAATGAGATGCGGTTTTACGAACTGGTGGTATTCCTTGAAGAACACCGAGGCGAGTATGTGCATTTCATTCTCACGGGAGAACCGCTATAATATACACAGTTTCCATTCCAAATGATTGTGTAGTATATATCTCCGAAATAACTGGCTATATCAGCACTTCAGAGGTAATATACACTCACAACAAAACAAACGGAGGTACACAATCATGTGGAAAGAAGGCAGCATCAGAGTTAACGGCGAGGTTTTTCACTACTGGATGAAGCAGTACGACAAAGGCTCCGAGTGGGGTATCGACGGCGGACGCATTTCCAAGCTCATGCTTAAGCGGGACGGCAAAATCGTCTGCAACTACGACAGAGGCTGGGACATCGAACCCGCCGATGAAAACACACAGCTGGCAACGGAGCTTCTGCTCCACAGCGAGAACTGGTAAAAAGCCAAAATTTCAAAGCAACGGCTCCGTAAGGGGCTGCTGCTCGTTATACGGAAGGTCGCACCGATTTCGGTGGCGGCTATTTTTTATACCCTGGAGGTGGTCTCTACGAGAAAACTGAAAAACTACAAGCCCACAAGGTTCATGGAGAAGACCTCCCACTACGATGCGGATGCAGCGGATTATGCTGTCATGTTCATAGAAAGCCTGTGCCACACCAAAGGCACCTGGGCGAGAAAGCCCTTCGAGCTGATCGACTGGCAGGAACAGATCATCCGAGACATTTTCGGAACACTGAAGCCCAACGGCTATCGCCAGTTTAATACCGCATATATCGAAATCCCCAAGAAACAGGGCAAGTCTGAACTGGCTGCCGCCGTTGCTCTTTTGCTGACCTGCGGTGACGGTGAGGAACGTGCCGAGGTTTACGGCTGCGCTGCTGACCGTCAGCAGGCATCCATCGTGTTCAATGTGGCGGCCGACATGGTACGGATGTGTCCGGCACTTTCCAAGCGGGTCAAGATACTGGATTCCCAGAAGCGGCTCATTTATCAGCCGACGGGAAGTATATACCAGGTGCTTTCTGCCGATGTGGGCAACAAGCACGGTTTCAATACTCATGGTGTGGTGTTTGACGAACTGCATACGCAGCCCAATCGCAAGCTGTTTGATGTCATGACCAAAGGCTCCGGCGACGCCAGAATGCAGCCGCTGTATTTCCTTATCACCACAGCGGGCAACGATACGAAGTCCATCTGCTACGAGATACACCAGAAAGCGCAGGACATCATTGCCGGCCGGAAGATCGACCACACCTTTTACCCCGTTATATATGGTGCAGAGGAATCGGATGATTGGACGGACCCGAAGGTCTGGAAAAAGGCCAATCCCTCCCTCGGCATCACGGTAGGCATTGACAAGGTCAAGGATGCCTGTGAATCGGCGAAGCAGAACCCCGGCGAAGAGAACTCCTTCCGACAGCTTCGTTTGAACCAGTGGGTCAAGCAAGCAGTCCGATGGATGCCCATGGATAAATGGGACAAATGCGAGTTTACCGTCAGCGAGGATGATCTGGAAGGCCGTGTCTGTTACGGCGGTCTGGACTTGTCCTCCACAACGGATATTACGGCGTTCGTTCTGGTGTTCCCACCGGAGGACGAGAACGACAAATACATCATCCTGCCGTACTTCTGGATACCGGAGGACAACCTGGAACTCCGAGTGCGGCGTGACCATGTGCCGTATGATGTGTGGGAGCGACAAGGGTACCTCCAAACCACCGAGGGCAACGTGGTTCATTACGGCTACATTGAGAAGTTTATTGAGCAACTTGGCGAACGCTTCAACATCCGGGAGATTGCTTTTGACCGCTGGGGAGCCGTGCAGATGGTGCAGAACCTTGAGGGTATGGGTTTCACGGTCGTTCCTTTCGGGCAGGGCTTCAAGGATATGTCCCCACCGACCAAGGAGCTTATGAAGCTGGTGCTGGAGCAGCGAATTGCCCACGGCGGTCACCCGGTCCTGCGCTGGATGATGGATAATATCTTCATCCGCACCGATCCTGCCGGAAACATTAAGCCGGATAAGGAGAAATCCACAGAGAAAATCGATGGTGCCGTGGCGACCATTATGGCACTCGACCGCGCGATCCGCTGTGGCAATGATACCAGTGCTTCGGTCTACGATGACCGAGGCATTCTGTTTATATGAAGGGAGTGATTCGATATGGGTATCTTTTCTGGACTGTTCAAATCCAGGGATAAGCCTGAAAACCGCACAGCCGGAAGTTCCTACACCTTTTATATGGGTGGAACGACTTCCGGCAAAACCGTGACCGAGCGGTCTGCCATGCAGATGACTGCCGTGTACTCCTGTGTCCGTATCCTGGCAGAAGCTGTGGCGGGACTTCCGCTGCACCTCTACAGATACACCGATGGTGGCGGCAAGGAAAAAGCCCTCGACCAGCCGCTGTACCGACTGCTCCACGATGAACCGAACCCGGAAATGAGTTCTTTCGTGTTCCGAGAGACCCTCATGACCCATCTGCTTCTGTGGGGCAATGCCTATGCCCAGGTTATCCGCAACGGCAAAAATGAGGTCATTGCGCTGTATCCGCTGATGCCGAACAAGATGTCGGTGGACAGAGATGAAAACGGCCGTCTTTACTACACCTACTACCGTGGTCCCGATGAAGCCATTAAAAACAAGGAGTTTGCGGTCACGCTTCAGCCTTCCGATGTGCTTCATATTCCCGGACTCGGCTTTGACGGTCTGGTGGGCTACAGTCCCATTGCAATGGCGAAGAATGCTATCGGCATGGCGATTGCCTGTGAGGAATACGGAGCCAAGTTCTTTGCTAACGGTGCTGCACCCGGCGGTGTGCTGGAACACCCCGGCACCATCAAAGATCCGCAGCGTGTAAGGGAGAGTTGGCAGTCCACCTTCGGCGGCAGCGGAAACGCAAATAAAATCGCAGTGCTTGAGGAAGGTATGAAATATACGCCAATCGGGATATCTCCCGAACAGGCGCAGTTTCTCGAAACACGAAAATTCCAAATCAATGAAATCGCTCGAATTTTCCGAGTGCCGCCACACATGGTTGGTGACCTGGAAAAGTCGAGCTTTTCTAATATTGAGCAGCAGTCCCTTGAGTTTGTGAAATACACGCTTGACCCCTGGGTCATCCGTTGGGAGCAGTCCATTCAGAGGGCACTCCTGTCCCAAGGCGAAAAGGCAGAGTATTTCGTGAAGTTCAATCTGGAGGGTCTGCTCCGTGGTGATTACCAGAGCCGCATGAACGGGTACGCCATTGGCCGTCAGAACGGCTGGATGTCCGCAAACGACATCCGTGAGCTGGAAAACCTCGACCGTATCCCGGCAGAGGATGGCGGCGATCTGTACCTCATTAATGGCAATATGCTCCCGCTGAAAAATGCCGGGGCTTTTGCAAATACACCTACCGATGACGGAAAGGAGGAAAAATCCGATGAAGAAATTCTGGAATTGGAAGACCCGAACGGTGAGCAATCAGGAGACACAGGAGCAGGATCAGGAGAGAACGCTGTTCTTGAACGGCACCATCGCAGAGGAAAGTTGGTTTGACGATGATGTCACTCCACAGCTTTTCAAGGATGAGTTGATGGCAGGCACCGGCGACATCACCGTGTGGATCAACAGCCCCGGCGGCGACTGCGTTGCGGCTGCCCAAATCTACAATATGCTGATGGACTACAAGGGGAATGTCACGGTCAAGATTGACGGCATCGCTGCCTCCGCAGCATCCGTTATCGCTATGGCAGGCACCAAGGTTCTGATGTCCCCGGTATCCATGCTGATGATCCATAACCCCATGACCATTGCCTTCGGTGATTCTGCGGAAATGCAGAAAGCCATCGATATGCTCGGCAGCGTTAAGGATTCCATCATCAATGCCTACGAAATCAAGACCGGGCTGTCCCGTGCAAAGCTCTCGCACCTCATGGATGCCGAAACCTGGATGGACGCAAACAAGGCTGTGGAACTGGGCTTTGCGGACGAAATCATGCAGAGAAGCTCGGAATCCGATGATGTGCCTGCGCCCACCGTTTCCATGCTGTATTCCAAGGCGAATGTGGTGAATTCTCTCATGGAGAAGATTGCTGCAAAGTGCGCCATCACTCCGAAACCCACCCGTACACAAAAAGCCGATGACCTTATGGAGCGGCTCAATCTCATTAAAAACTGGAGGTAATTTCTTATGACGATTAACGAACTGCGTGAAAAGCGCAACAAGGCTTGGAACGCCGCAAAGGCATTTGTGGAAACCAAGCGCGACAATGACGGTCTTCTTTCCGAAGAGGATGCCAAGACCTATGCTCAGATGGAAAAGAAAGTGCAGGACTATGGTGCCGAAATTGAGCGTATGGAGGCGATGGCTGCGATGGAGGCTCAGCTTTCCAAGCCTACTTCTGCGCCCATCACCGAAAAGCCCCTGAACGGGAAGACCGCCGAGGATAAGAAGCCTAAGAGTTTCCGTGCCACCGATGCCTACCGCAGCGGTATGCTCAACGCTCTGCGCACCAACTTCCGCCAGATCAGCAATGTGCTGCAGGAGGGCATCGATGCCAATGGCGGCTATTTGGTGCCGGATGAGTATGACAGCCGTCTCATTCAGGTGTTGAACGAGGAAAACGTTATGCGTTCTCTCGGCACCGCCATCACCACCAGCGGCGAGCACAAAATCAACATTGCAGCCACCAAGCCTGCGGCTGCGTGGATCGAGGAGGGTGGTGCACTGACTTTCGGTGACGCTACCTTTGACCAGATCATTCTGGATGCCCACAAGCTCCATGTTGCTGTCAAGGTGACCGAGGAGCTGCTCTACGATAACGCATTCAATCTGGAAAACTACATTCTGGAGCAGTTCGGTAAGGCTCTGGCCAATGCCGAGGAGGATGCGTTCATTAACGGCAACGGCACCGGTCAGCCCCTGGGTATTCTCGCCGAAACCGGCGGCGCACAGGTCGGTGTGACTACGAAGTCCTCCGGCAAGGTGACTGCCGACGAGATCATCGATCTGGTGTATTCCCTCAAGCGTCCCTATCGCAAGAACGCTGTTTTCCTTGCCAACGATGCCTGCGTTGCAGAGCTCCGCAAGCTGAAGGACAGCACGGGCCAGTATCTGTGGCAGCCCTCTCTGCAGGCAGGTGAGCCTGACCGTGTATTGGGCTACAAGGTCTACACCTCTGCATATTTCCCGCTTCCCGCTCCCGGCAAGGCCGCAGTCGCATTCGGTGATTTCAGCTACTACAACATCGGTGACCGTGGCTCCCGTTCCATTGCGGAGCTGAAGGAGCTGTTTGCCGGAAACGGCATGGTGGGCTTTGTTGCCAAGGAGCGTGTGGACGGCAAGCTGGTGTTGCCCGAAGCAGTCAAGCTGCTCAAGATGGCATCCGCCTGATGAAAGGAGGCGGCGGTGATGGACGAACTGCTCACCAAGGTGAAAGCCAATCTCATTCTGGAACACACGGCGGATGATGCACTGCTGAAAAGCTACATCACCGCCGCTGTTTCCTACGCCGAAAGCTACCAGCACATCCCGGAGGGCTACTACAAGGAGAACCTCATGCCGCCTACCACAGAGCAGGCCGTCATCATGCTGTCGTCTCACTTCTATGAAAGTCGGGACGGCAGCACTGGCGGCTTCTTTGCGGATAACACCAATGCTGCCCAGCAGGTATGGAACACGGTCAATCTGCTTCTTCGTTTGGATAGGCGGTGGCAGGTATGAGCTTCGGAAAAATGAACGGCTTTGCCGACATAGTGGAAACCCGCCAAGTCAAGGACAGCGAGGGTTTCACCCATTCCGAGGATGAAGTCCTCGCTTCCGTCCGTGTCTACCGGGAAGGCCGGCACGGCTCCCAGCGGTGGGCAAACCTCGCCGCCTTCAGCGAAGCCACCGACCTGTTTCGCTTTCGGTGCATTCCCGGTCTGGCGGTCACCACGGACCATTTTCTTGTTACCGCTGGCGGTCGCTATGACATTGTGTCCGTGGAGGATGTCAAGGGCCGTGGGATGTATGTGGAGGTTTTAGCAAAAAGGAGTGAATCGACCATTGGCAAAATGTGAAATGAAGCTGCCGGAGGACTTTCTCCTGAAAATATCACGCTTGGGCAGCGATTTTGACAGTGTTGCGGATTCTGTTCTGCAAGCTGGCGGCGAGGTCGTTCTGGCAAGGGTCAGAAGTAACCTCTCCTCCGTAGTGGGCAGGAGTACGAAATACGACTCCCGTTCCACCGGCGAACTGGAGGGGGCACTGGGTCTGTCCCCAGCCAAGCTGAACCGCAGCGGCAATCACGACATCAAGGTCGGTTTTGCCGAGCCTCGCTCGGATGGCGGCAGCAATGCCAAGCTGGCCAACATCATCGAGTACGGCAAGCACGGTCAGCCTGCAAAACCGTTTCTGAAACCTGCAAAAACCGCATCCAAACAGGAATGCGTCGATGCCATGACCGTGGCACTGGAAGAGGAGGTGGAAAAGCGATGAGCCTGCTATCCGATTTGCAAACCATCGCTGAGCACTGCGGTGTTTCTGTGGAAACAGGCGTGTTCTCAGGCAAAGCCCCAGACACCTATCTGGTGCTCACCCCGATGTCTGACGGTTTCGAGCTTCACGCAGACAACGCTCCCGGCTGCGAAACCCAGGAGGTTCGGCTGTCGCTCTTCACGAAGGGCAGCTACACCAAGCTGAAAAATGCACTCGTCCGTGCCTTGCTGGGCGCGGATATGTATATAACCGACCGCCGGTACATCGGTTTTGAAACCGACACCGGCTATCATCACTACGCCATTGATGTGGCACAAATCTATGAATTGGAGGTTTAAGACATGGCAACCATCGGTCTTGACAAACTCTATTACGCCAAAATCACCGAGGACGCAAGCGGCGAGGAAACCTACGCTTCTCCGGTGCAGCTGGCAAAGGCCATGACCGCAGAGCTTTCTGTGGAACTGGCGGAAGCGACTCTCTACGCCGACGACGGTGCGGCAGAGATCGTAAAGGAATTCAAAAGCGGCACGCTGTCACTCGGCGTGGATGACATCGGTGCGACCGCCGCATCCGACCTGACAGGCGCGACCATCGACAAAAACGGCGTGGTCGTCTCCGCAAGCGAGGACGGCGGCGAACCCGTAGCGGTGGGCTTCCGTGCGAAGAAGTCCAACGGCAAGTATAAATATTTCTGGCTTTATCGTGTAAAGTTCGGCATCCCAGCCACCAACCTCGCCACAAAGGGCGACAGCATCACCTTCTCCACACCCACCATTGAGGGAACCATTCTGCGCCGCAACAAGCCGGACGCCAAGGGTGCGCATCCCTGGAAAGCAGAGGTCACCGAGGGCGATACCACCGTGACGGCGGCCACCATTTCCAACTGGTATAAGACGGTATACGAGCCGAGCTATGCGGCATCACCCGAGAAATCCACTTAACGGAGGTAACTTATGATGGATAACGAAAGAACCGCAACCATCCTCATCGGCGATGAGGAGTACACCTTGCTGCTTACCACCAAGGCAACCAGAGAGATCGCCGGTCGCTACGGCGGTCTGGAAAACCTCGGCGAGAAGCTGATGAAATCCGAGAACTTTGAGATGGCCATCGGCGAGATCGTGTGGCTGATCACGCTTCTGGCAAACCAGAGCATCCTTGTGTATAACCTCAAGAATAAGGAGCATCCCAAGGAGCTGCTCACCGAGGATGTAGTAGAGCTTCTGACCACACCCCTCGACCTTGCCGGATACAAAACCGCTATCACGGAGGCGCTCTACAAGGGCACCAAGCGGAATGTGGAGAGCGAGAAAGACTCAAAAAACGCGCAAGTCGGGTAACAGTCTCCGATGCAGAGCTGTTTACCCGGCTTCTTTATTACGGCCTTGCCCACCTGCATCTGTCACAGGATGAGGTATGGCTGATGCCCTTCGGTCTGCTGCTGGATCTGTGGGAATGCCATAAGCAGTATAACGGGCAGGCCACCCCGGCACGAGAGCATTACATCGACGATATTATCCCGGACGGCATTTGACCCATATCGGACAGCTTCACCTCGAACTTAGTCCGTTTCCGTCGCAACTTCTTTGTGAACTTTTTCGTATAGCCTTGATATTTTTCAAAAATCGTGGTATACTACGCATAGAAGTTCGGACGGTTTCGTCCTAAGTACGAGGTGAAATGCATGGTTAAACGAGATTCCTATATGAACCGACTGATCCACAGTATGTGGAACGGCGAGATAAAGGTCATCACAGGCATACGCAGATGCGGCAAGTCCGTACTGCTTTTCGATCTGTTTTTCGAGTATCTTCTTTCGCAGAACGTTTCGGAAGATCATATTTTGAAAATCGAACTGGATCAGCGGCGGTACTATAAGTTCAGAAATCCGATCACTCTGTGCGAATATGTAGAAAGCACCGTCCGGGACAGGAAGGATGAAAAATTCTATCTGTTCATTGATGAGGTGCAGCTCACCACGAAAGTAGTGGACAAGGAAAACGGCGGCATCGAGGTTACCATCTACGATATGCTGAACGAACTCAAGGCATATAAAAACCTTGATGTTTATGTCACCGGCAGTAACTCCAAAGGGCTGTCGAAAGATATCGCAACAGAGTTTCGCGGTCGTGCTACACAGATCCATGTGTTCCCTTTGTCATTTGCGGAGTTTTATTCTGCCGTGGGCGGCGACGAGCGAAAAGCGCTGGATACCTATATGCTCTATGGCGGTATGCCGAGACTTTTAGCACTGGAGGATGAGAAAGATAAGAAGGATTATCTGACCTCCCTCTACAGCGAATTGTATGTCAAGGATATTGTGGAGCGAAACGGCATCGAGCGCGAGGATGTTCTGAATGATATTCTGGACTTCCTTGCTTCGCAGATCAGTTCGCTGACGAATCCGACCAATATCGCAAATGCCATCGCATCTATGAAGAACGAAAAAATCAATCCTGCGATGGTTTCAAACTATGTGCAGTATATTATCGACTCTTTCCTCATTTCAATGGCAAAGCGATACGATGTCAAAGGAAAGACCTATTTCAAGTATCCGAACAAATACTACTATACGGATATCGGGCTTCGGAACGCACGGCTGAATTACCGCCAGTACGATCCCGGTCATATCATGGAAAACATGATCTACAACGAACTTCTGCGGCGCGGGTACTCTGTTGATGTCGGTGTGGTTTGCGACCGCGCAGGCGACAGCAAGGTTCAGAAAGAGATCGACTTTGTGGTAAACGATGCAGATAAAAAAATCTATATTCAGTCCGCTTTCCGCATGGATACCGATAAAAAGGAATTCTCCGAGCTGGCATCGCTGATGCTTACCAAGGATTTCTTCAAAAAGATTATCGTTCGCATGGATGTGCCGCACAATTTTTATGACGACAACGGCATCTTCCACTGCAATCTGATCGACCTACTGCTTGGCCGGGTAGAATTGTTCTGACAAAATAACTCATATATCTACGAGGAGTGACCTTTCGGGGTCGCTCCTTTTTCATACCATCAGGCATGCTCTCATCGAAAACTTCGGACGGTTTCGTCCCAACTTCTCGGTGAAAGGGTGCTTTTTTCATGCCATCCACAAGGAGGTGACGGTACATGGCAGACAGTTTCGGACTGAAAATCGGTCTTGAGGGTGAGAAGGAATTCAAAAAGGCGTTGGCAGATATCAACCAGTCCTTCAAGGTGCTCGGCTCCGAAATGAAGCTCGCCACCTCTCAGTTCGATAAGAACGATAAATCCGTGGAGGCTCTCGCCGCACGGAATAAGGTGCTGCGAAAAGAGATCGACGAGCAGACAACAAAAATCGATACCCTTCGCAAGGCTCTGCAGAATGCCGCCACCTCCTTCGGCGAGAACGACCGCCGCACACAGAACTGGCAGATCCAGCTGAACAACGCCGAGGCCGCCCTCAACGATATGGAGCGTGAACTGAAGGACACCTCCGAGGCGGCGGATGATATGGGCGAAGAGGTCGAGGACGCGGGCAATTCCGCAGAAAAGTCTGAGAATAAGTTCAGTAAGCTGGGTGGTGTGCTGAAAACCGTGGGAGCCGCCATGGGTGCTGTGGCAGTTGCCGCAGGAGCCGCTGCCGTGAAGTTGGGCAAAGAGGTCATTGCCGCCTATGCCGACTACGAACAGCTGGTCGGCGGCGTGGACACCCTGTTCAAAGATTCCTCGCAGCAGCTTCAGACCTATGCCGCCAATGCCTACAAGACGGCAGGCCTATCCGCAAACGACTACATGGAGACGGTCACGGGCTTTTCCGCATCGTTGATCCAATCTCTCGGCGGCGATACGGAAAAGGCTGTGAAATACGCTGACATGGCCATTACGGATATGTCCGACAACGCCAATAAGATGGGTACGGATATGTCCTCCATTCAGAATGCCTACCAGGGTTTTGCCAAGCAGAACTACACGATGCTCGACAACCTCAAGCTGGGCTACGGCGGCACGAAGCAGGAAATGGAGCGACTGCTTGCCGATGCGGAGAAGATATCCGGTGTCAAGTACGACATCTCCTCCTACGCAGATGTGGTGGAAGCCATTCATGTCATGCAGGAGAGCATGGACATTGCGGGCACAACTGCCAAGGAAGCGGAAGCCACCATTTCCGGCTCTGTCAATGCACTGAAATCCGCCGTGTCGAACCTCATCGTAGGCTTTGGTGATGCGGACGCTGACATGGAGCTGCTGTGCAACAACATGGTGGATGCCTTCAAGACCGTGGTGGCAAACATCACGCCGGTCATTGAAAACATCGTGGCGGCTCTGCCCACGGCGCTGGACGCTCTGCTGACGGCTGTGGGTGAACTGCTGCCCACACTGCTGGAAGCGGTCACCGAACTGTTCTCGCAGGTGCTGGAAACGCTGCTTTCTTTGCTTCCGCAGCTTATCCCGGCGGCGGTGTCTGCTCTCATGACCATCGTGAACACGCTGATCGAGAATCTGCCCCTGCTTATCGAGGCAGCGGTTCAGCTGGTGTCTACACTGGTGACAGGCATTGCGGACGCACTGCCCACGCTCATCCCGGCAGCGGTGCAGGCTATCGTCACCATCGTACAAGGACTGGTGGACAGCCTGCCGATGCTCTTGGATGCAGCCTTACAGCTTATCACAGGGCTTGCCCAGGGACTTTTGGACGCACTGCCCGTGCTGATTGCCGCTCTGCCGGAGATCATCAACGGCATCATTACCTTTCTGCTGGACTCCATCCCGCAGATTATCGAAACAGGCATTCAGCTTCTGACCTCGCTTGTTGCCGCATTGCCGGATATCATTATGGCAATCGTGGAAGCCATTCCGAAAATCATTGACGGTATTATCAACGCGGTGCTGAATGCGATACCGCTCATTATTCAAGCGGGCATCGACCTGCTGATTTCTCTCATTCAAGCCCTGCCGCAGATCATCACCACCATCGTACAGGCGATTCCGCAAATCATCTCCGGCATTGTCAATGCTCTGGTTGGAAACATCGATAAGATCATCATGGCAGGTGTGCAGTTGTTCGTTGCACTGATTGAAAACCTGCCCACCATCATCGTGGAGATCGTCAAGGCTGTGCCGCAGATCATTGCGGGCATCGTGAAAGCCTTCGGCTCTCTGATGTATAAAATCGTAGAAATCGGCGGCAACATCGTCAAGGGACTGTGGAGCGGTATTACCCAGCTTGCCTCGTGGCTGTGGGATAAGGTGTCCGGGTGGATCTCCTCCATCTGGGACGGCATCTGCGATTTCTTCGGCATCCATTCGCCCTCGAAGGAGATGGCATGGGTCGGTGAAATGCTGGTCAAAGGCTTGTCCGGCTCCATTGAAGATAACGGTGATGAAGCGGTCAAAGCCGCAGAAGGAATGGCAGAGGACATCAACGGCGTCATGGGCGACCTCGCTCACGATATGCAGACGGCTCTGCCCACCGACTTTGATGTGAACGGCTCGATCCGCTCTGCCGTGGACGGTATGGCCGGCAAAGCGGCTTCCGCTTTCACCATTGCTCTGAACATCACGAATTTCAACAATTACAGCAGTGAGGACATCCGTCAGCTTACCAATGAAGTCATGGAAACGGCGAACCAGTTCGCCCAGCGGAAAGGAGTGGTATTCGCATGACCTATTTCACATACAACGGCCGCAGTTCCGCTTATTTCGGTCTGCATATCGAGAAAAAGGATGTGTTCTCCGCACCGGAATACGATGCGGAGTTCATCTCCATTCCCGGCAGAAGCGGCGACATCATCAATCCGAACCGCCGCTTTGCCAACATCAAGGTGACCTACACAGTGTTCCTCGCACGGAAGAATCCCGCCGCCCTTGCCTCCGTCCTGCGGGACATTAAGGGCTGGCTGTATTCCGAGCCGGACAGATACCACGAAATCACCGACTCTTACGATGCGGAGTATTTCCGCTACGGCGTCATCTCCGGCACTCTGGACATTGAGGAGCAGCTGAACAAGGTCGGCAGTTTCACCGTGACCTTCAACTGCAAGCCCTACAAATACAGCTTTGCGGGACAGGAAACGGTGTCGGCTGACGCCTCCGAACTGACGATTACCAATCCGACGGCGTTTGAGAGCCGACCGTATATGAAAATCTATGGTAGCGGTACAGTGGTGCTGATGATACAGACTCAAGGTCGAGGCATGATGATTTCCAATCTGGATGAGTACATCGAGATCGACAGTGAATTGATGAACTGCTTCAAAGACACCATCCTCAAAAACGATAAGGTTAAGGGTACGGAGTTTCCTGTTCTCAAGCCGGGTGTTTGCACCATCAACTGTACCGGCGATGTAACGAGGATTGAGGTCATTCCAAGGTGGTGCTGTCTGTAAGGTCGTTCCTGATTGTAAGCGGTAGAAAAATTCAAAAAGGTATGGTATAATGTTTTAAGTGAGGACGACAAATCGGAATTTATAAAGGAGAATATTGATGAAACTATTTTTATGTTCGCATTTTTCAAGTGTAGGAAGTCTGATAAAGGAAGAAATTGAAAATAAGAAAGTCGCATTTATTCCAACAGCTTCGCTGCGTGAAGGCTACACCGGTTATGTCGGCTCGGCTCGAAAATTATTC